GCATCCTGTTTGGAGCAAGGTAAAGGAAAAAGGTGTTGCAACTGCCAATTCAGGAATTGATGATATGTACAAAGACTACAATCCAGCTTCGGCTGTATTTTTTGATAAGCATGAAGAAACAGGAATGTGTTTTGCTTTTTGGGGTAGGAGTTTTATTCAAGCTCCAAGATGGGCATGTGATAAAAAATAATGTTTAATTTCAGAATAGATGGATTTAAAGTTGCTGAGTTAAAACATTCAATTATTGAATTAGAAAAAAGAATAACAGTAATGGAAGAATTTGATGAATATGTTTTAAAAATTTTAGAGTCTATATTAACAGCAATGGAAAAAAAATTAGAGGAGGAAGAAAATGATAGAATTTAGTTTATTTGGATTTTATTATAAAAAGAAAAAACGTATAAGTATGGAATTTGAAATTTATTTATTTAAAGTAAATGATAGAAGTTTGTTATCATATAGACGATTGAATGGGTTCAATTATTTCAATGTTATATTCCATGGAAATGCTTAAATGGCAAAAACTCATTTTGATAGATTAAGGAAACGATATAAAGCTTTTATAGAAAAAGGCACAAAATATGTCGAATTACTTAAACAAATTTTACTTGGAAATGTATCAAGTATACAAGAATTTATGTTTAATGAAAATGAAAAGAAATGGAATAATTTATCAAAAAAACTTAGTAAAAAAACAGGTTCAAGACTTGTTTTGCCTGTTATAGAAGATGTAATACCCAAGGAATCAATACAGATTATCAAAACTACAGAGAATGGCAAAAAGATCAATGATAAATTAAAAGATCAGCTTGTCAAAAATTTAAAAGATACTTTGTTCAAATTTGATGAAGAATCATATATTACACAACGTGGAACCACAGCCGGGCGTATTAATCCAAAATTGATAGACCAATTTGAGAAGGAAATTACAAAAACTTTTTCATCTTACACTAAAAAGGATAAAGCTTTCAATATGCCTAAAAACATTCATACCATTGCAGTTACTGAAGTAAGAAGTACAATTAATGGAATGAAAGATGGGTATATTCAAAAAATGATGGACCAAAATCCGGATATTGACATAAAGAAAAAATGGATACATAATAGAAGATTGAGTAAAGTCCCACGTCGTGGCCATATACAAGTTGCTAAACGCAAGGCAATTCCATATAATGAATATTTTGATGTACCGCATTATATAGAAAGAGGTGGAAAACTTATAAAGGTAAAAACAACAAAGATGAAATTTCCACATGATCCTGTTGCTGGACCAGAACATAATGCAAATTGCAATTGTGATTACGATATAATAGTAACAAAAAAGAAGACTAAGAGGTAAAAAATGGATGATAAAATTGTCGGTAAGGATATTAAATTTCATTTTCATCCTTATAAATATGATGAAAATCAGCATGTAATTGAAAAAGCTGATAGTGAAGGACGACAAAGGAGATATCTTGCAGGTATATCATCAGGTTTGAATGTTGATGCCCATGGTGAAAGGATGTCAGAAAAATGTATTGGGTCTTTTATGAACCAAGCCAATTCTGGTGACATTCTTCTTTTTCCTGATGCGCATGGCATACAAGAAAGTAATGATATTGGTATTTTAAATAAAGCAGAAATTTTGCCAACAGGAGATTGGTATACAGAATTTAGATTGTATGATGAACATGACAATGTGGGTCCAGTTAAACTTGAAAAATCTGATACAATTTGGAAACAAATGAATGGATTACCACCATATCAAAGAAAAAGACAAAAAGGATTTTCTATTGAAGGAATTATTCCAGATACTGCAATCATTGCATCATCAGTAACTGAATTAGATAGATCGGTTATTGATGATGTGATGTTAGACGGTGTTGTTCTTGTACCCCGACCAGCTTATAAAGATTCAATTGCAACTGCAGTTTATAAAGCTTTGGGTGAGACTACTCCTTATAGGAGAGAATCTATACAGACAACGATCCGGGAAAATGTGGAACTTCAAGATATAGAAGACAATTATTATAAATATAAGTGGCAATATTTGGATGCTTTGGAACAAAATATTGAACTTATAATGACAAAAGTTAACAATAATAAGTCTGAGGAACTACAAATCTTATTTGATGAATATAGCAGACTTATGACCAATCTTATTTTAAATTCTGAACGTATGTTTGTCAAAGAGCAAAATGTAGGTCAGATTATTGATATAACAACACCTGATGATAATACTTATAGTGATCAGGTGCATTCAGCTTCAATAGAAGAAGAAAGTAATTTGGACCAAAAGGTTGAATTATTTAAATCTCTATACAATAAGTTGAATAATCTAGCTAATTATTTAGAGAGGTAAAAATGAAACCAAAAAGAAGAATAAAAAAATCTATTAGACCAAGACGCAAAGTTGAAAAAATGTTGTCTCCTGAGGAAATGACATTAGTTAGCAATATTGGTTCTATTTTAGAACAATTGATGCAAATGGGTCAAGGTGGTGGTGAGGAAGTAGCTCCACAAGCTGTAATGGAATCTGAAGATAGTTTACCACCTATGGACGAAGAAAAAGAAGATGGAATTGAAGATACCAAAAAAGCACGTAAAGGTCTTGAAGAAACTCCATCTGATTCGTCTACTGCAAGTGATGATGCAGAAGAAAGAATGGAAGAAGTTATTCCAGAACAAACAACAGAAAATGTTGATGAAGTAGCTAAAGCTATGAGGATATTATTGGGTTATGTCAACAAGCAGAATGTAAAAAAATCTGTAAAGAAACAAGAATCTCCACTTACTCAAGTTTTGAATAAGATGGTTGAAGTTCAAAAATCAAGTCAAAATCAAATTGATGAGTTAGCTACTGCAATGACTCATGTATTAGAGGGTTTGGGTGTTACTAAACAACTTGAAGTTGTACAACAATCACACAGAGAACCTAAGAAAATCAATAAATCTCAAAATGATGAATTGATTGAAGTTTTTAAAAGTATAACAGGAAATGTTGGAAAATCTGAAATCAGTTCAGAGATGTCTCAACATAATGCAGTAAGAAAAAATCTTGCCAATGCCGATGTATTGAAAGGCTTATTAGGCAGATAATAAGGAGAAATAAAGATGCGAATACAACCAATACAACAATTCAATAAATACGCTTCTAAGAATAGGAGCTTAATAGAAAAGGCTCTTACTACAGCAACTGGTGTTGGTGGTGCGTTGATTCCTGAAAATCTGGAAAAAATAATTACAGATACAGTAATCCGTCTTAGTCCAGAACTTGCAATGACTTTGCAAAAGAAAATTTCTGGAAAGACCCACGAATTTAACAGATTGCTCCAAAGACCATCACGTGGTGGGGCAATGGGTGAAAGTTCGACCACTCCAACTACTAATAGTAAGACAGCAAGGGCAACTGTTGATCTGAAGATCGTGAAAAGAAAAGGTAAAGTAACCAATTTCTTAATCGACACTTCAGAAGAATATATTGATGCAGCTGCTTATGAAATGGAAAATCATATCCAAGCTCATGTACTTGATTTGATTTACTATTTAATATGGGGAAATGCAAATGCCAATGCATATGAATATTCAGGACTTGAGCAATTTGTAACTTCTAAACATGTTGCATTTAGTGCTGCTGCTGGTGGTGCAGTCCCGACTGATTTGAATTTTCTTGACACTATGTTAGATTGGTCAAATCGTAAGGGTGGATCAAGGCATACAAGGGCATTCCTCATGTCACCTGAGATGCTTTCTAAGGTATCATCTCTTCTTACTAATGTAAGGCTTAACCAAGGACTCCAAGGTGCTGGACTTACACAAGTTGAGATTGGTGGTGGTTGGAGACTCAACGCTTATAGAGATATTCCAATTATTGAGACTACATCTCTTTCACCAATAGAATCTCTTTCATCAACAGTAACTGTTGCTACTAATGGTTCAACTGGTGGAAGTTTTAGTAATGGTACATACTATTTTTATGTTTCACCGATTACTTATGAAGGTGAGCAGTTACCAAGTGCTGAAAAGACTGTTACATTGAGTGGTGGTACTTCCACACAGCAAATTAAAATAGATTTAGATGCTCCTCATGGAACTACTGACTATGAAGGTAATTCATATTACAATGTACTTGGTTATAAAATTTATTATGGAACAAGTAGTGGTTTGACTAATTGTACATTACTCAAGCAAGTTAGTGCATTTACTTATGATGCTGAAGGTACACCAGATGGTGATAATGGGGTAGATACTTCAATTGTTATTCTCTCTGCAACACCGGGAAGTGATGTACCATCTCATATGCAGAGTGATATTCCACTTTCATCAAGTGGTGGTGTAAATTCAGAGTCAATTATACTTTGGGACAATGATCCAATTCAGGGTCTTGGTAAACTTCCTTTTACTAATAAACCCGGTGATAGATTTGAGGGTCTTGTAGTTACCAAGCCATTGGCTGAAACTGATGACTTTATTAATTTTCTAATCAAATCTTATCTTGCTTTGACTCCAGCTTATGAAGCAACAAGTTATTGGTTAAGAAATATTAGGGCTTCATAGGGGGTAAAATATGAATAATTACCTTTCATATAAAGAGGCAGTAGCTATAAATAGTTTAAGTCCAGGAAATCAAGAACATGACGTTGGTATTCGTTTAAGATCGGCTTTGAATATGGGAATAGGATTCAAAGACAATCAAAAATACTATGTAGATTCTGTGAATGGTTCTGATGATTATGATGGTCTTTCATGGGAAACTCCATTCAGAACAATTCAGTATGCTTGTAATATTGCAAGATATGTTACTGGTACAACCACTATCGATACTGATAAAAGCAGACATAAGTATATTTTTGTCGCACCCGGACAATATAATGAGCAAATATTGTTTAGTGGATATAATATACATTTGATAGGTGTTAGTCCCCGATCAAATGGAGACTATGGAGTTGTGGTTAATTACGATAATGCTGTAACTTCAACTGCAGTATTGGGTTTTAGTGGATCAGGATTAGAAATTAGTAATATTTGTTTCCAATCTTCTAGAGCAATTCCAATCATTCTTTTATCGAGTGTTAGTGATGCTGTTCATATTCATGATTGTTGGATTAAAGGAGACAATTCAAAGACAGTTACAATGGGAATATCTTGTGCTATCAAGAATAGTCTGATAGAAAACAATATAATCAATGGATGTATTACTGGAATCAATGTTGCTGCAGGTGCATGGTTTAACAATTCTATTGTAAGAGACAATAAAATTACTAATGTTACAAATGGTATAGCCATTGCAGCGACTGCTGTTCCAACAGAATCACAAATAAGCCATAACTATATAGTAGGATCTTCATCTTCTATTGTCAATAGTCAAGCAACAGATATAATTATCACAGAGAATTATGTTAAACCTGTTTTTAGTGATGCAGGTTCAACTTCTGGTGATAATGTTACAATGAGTTAGGGGGTAAAATATGAGTAGGGATCAAGAAGATGTTGTTGTTGGTATTGATAGTGCCAATAATGGCTATGCTCAAGAAGTAATAGGAAACAAGTCAGATACGGTCGGTGGTAATTCGCTGGTTGCATTGACAAAAATAAATAAGGCTGCAATTGACACTATTGATGGTATGCAAGATGTTCCAAGTCAAGATAGTGCCGACAATGTTGTGGCAAGAGACGTAATTGGAAATAAAACTGATACTGTAGGTGGAAATTCGTTAGTTGCATTAAATAAAATTAATAAAGCAGCTATTGATGTTATTGACGCTTTCCATGATGTACCATCAGCTGATGCTGCAGACAATGTTGTTGTTAGTGATGTTGTTGGAAACAAAACAGATACAGTCGCTGGTACTTCTTTAAAAGCTGACCATCTTAAAACAAGGGAAATCCTTGATAATGGAAGATCGGTGTGGTATTGTGATTCAAGTGTTGGAGCTTCTGGTGCAGGTACTCAATGGGCCACAGCATTTAAAACAATTACTGAAGCGATTGCTGCTGCAAGTGCTGGTGATGTCATTTATCTTAGGGGAGAATTTCTTGCAACTACTGAGGGGGCAACTATAAATCTTAATAAAGAGTTATGGTTAATTGGTGAAAACACCACTCCAAATCAAGGATGTACTATGATTTATAATGGTGGTGCAGATGCCTATCCATTATTAACAGTAAGTGCTCATCAATGCAAGATTTTCAATATTTACTTTTCAGGCATTGCAACTCAGCATGACATTGTGGTTGGTGCTTATTGGAAAACTCATATCAAGGGATGTAAATTTGATCAAGGTCAGGAAATGATCAGTATTGCCGGGGATTCTCCCGATACTACAATCGAAGATTGTCTTTTCAGGTCATGGACTGATTATGCGATTGATTATTATTGTACTCGTCTCATGGTAAAAAATTGTCGTTTTATTGATGTAGGAAGTGCTAAAACTGCAATCAGAACTGCTTCAGATGGTGGA